GAGAGCTTAAGAAACGCCTCTATAAGGAATTATACGAACGCGCGAGTTCAAAGGTCAGGGAGATAGCCAAGATGGGTCTCCACGAAACTTGGGTCACCATACCATCGTTCCTTATGGGGTATCCGTCGTTTGATTTGGAAATGGCAACCATCTACATAGAGAGGCAGTTCAGAAACGGCGGATTCTATGTGAAAAATTATGGTCAGGGACAACTTTTCATCTCGTGGTATCTGGATCCCAAGAAGAAGATGAAGAAGAAGGAAGAACCCTTCAGACCACAACCTCCCAAGAAGGAAGACCCCTACGACCTAAGCGTGCTGGTCAATCTCAAAAAGTCCGCGGACAAATATAAGAACTTTAAATAGGTTTGAACTAATAATGGACAACCTTAACGTTCTCGTGGAAGCCAAAAAGGAGTTGCTCGCACAGCTCACCAACACGATCATCCCCAACGCACTTAACTGCATGGAGAACCTCTACATGGAGGCCAAGCAGGAGTCCAAGGGAACAAAGACGCTCAAGTTGTTTCAGGAGAACCTCGCGGACATCCCCAAGTGGAATAACTACCAGATCGAGGGCGAGGTGGCCAAGTGCGTGGACACCTGCGGAGGGTGCCTCGACGAGATGGTAGCAGCCGTGTTCGTTGCAACGGTCAAGATCATTTCGTCCGTCCGCCTCTCCAAGGATTCCAGAAAGGTTAAGCTCAAGATTCCCCCCAACGATGTATTCATCCTTGGCGTCTACACCAACATCGCCAAGCGCATCTACGAGGATCCCTATGTGTTTCAGGACATGAATCGCACGGAACGCACCAAGGAACTCTACAAGAGGATGGATGGCGTCATGGAGGAGACCGTGAAGGGCATGCTTCCCCTAAACCAGATACTGAAGACCTACCTGAACAAGAATCCCACGGAAATGATGAACACACCCACCGAAACCGAGGTGGGAGGTGACGATTCAGACGACGAGGGATTTCCCGGAACCGCAGAGCACCCCATTGACGGAGAGGGTTCTCCCGGTATGGACGAGGGTGAAGGGTCAACTGGCGGAGATGATGAAAACAACGAAGAGGGTATCGCAAATGACATCGGGGCGGGTGAAGAAATGGAAGAAGAAGAGACTAAGACAATTCCCGTATTCAAGGACAAGTTGGGACAACCCAAAAGTGCACCAGAATCCGCCGTTGCAGACGACAACGATGACGACGGGGAAGACTTCATCAACTCGGGTGCAAGTCGTTAAAACGATAAAATTCTATTTGCCGTTATTAGTATATGTTAAGTGATTCATTGAAAAACCCTTTCATTTCGGGACTGCTCGGTGCGGTCATCACAATGCTTTACATCCATCTTGTGGGAAAGATGAACAAGGAACCCGTCAGGAATGCAGACATGATAAAGCCAGCCATCTTGAACGGCATTCTCGTGGGAATGATCGTATTCTTGGGAATATCCCAGAAGGAAGAGATTTACGAGACACCCTATCCGGAACCAGGGGTGCGTATGTAATTAATTAAATATATACAAGCTATTAGTAATAACATGGCCAGCGTAGAGACCTTCAATGAGCTACTGCTTCAGTTCGTTGACGAGCTTGCATTCACTTTTCCAGAGAATACAATCGTGAAGACCTATCGCACCACGGTCTCAAGTCTTATCAAGAAGGACCCCGGAGTCTGCCTCCAAACATTCGTGCAGAATGTCAAGCCCCATGAGGACCTCATCCGCAATCAGGACGAGCGCATCTTCGAGGAGTTCTCCAAAAACTATGGAATCCTGAAGTCCCTCGACTTGGAGACCCTTTGGAAGTCAGAGCTGTCTGAGAAGAGCCGGTCTGCCATCTGGCAGTATGTTCAGGGACTCTATGTGCTTGGAAGCAACTGCGATCCCAAGGAGGTCGAACGATCTAGGAAGACAGACATGGATTTCTCACCCGAGGTTCTTCAGAATGCACTATCCAATTTCAACGTGGATGGTGGCGAACCGCTAGCAGACATGATGAAGAATCTGTCCAACCCCGAGTTCATGGAAAAGATCAATAAAACAGTGGAGGAACAATTTGGTGATGGTAACGGGGGAATAGATGAGAGCAAAATCATGAAAATGATGGCACCTTTGATGGGTAACCTAGGGAAGATGTTTCAAGCACCGGCTCATGGAAAGCTCGATTAATTAAATAGATAATTAGATAAGTGTCGAGATGAAGACCTGTTCGAAGTGTAAATTGGAATTGCCATTCGAACAGTTCAGCAAAGATAAGTCAAAAAAGGATGGGCTTAGAGGCGATTGTAAGGTGTGTAGCAGTGAATATCAAAAGAAATACCATAAAGAAAACAAAGACAAAGTAAAAGAAAATAGAAAGAAATACTACGAAGAGCACAAGGAAGATATAAGTGAACAGCAAAAGAAATACTACGAAGAGCACAAGGAGGATATAAGTGAATATCAAAAGAAATACCGTGAAGAAAACAAAGACAAAGTAAAAGAAAATAAAAAGAAATACTATGAAGAGCACAAGGAGGATATAAGTGAACAGCAAAAGAAATACCGTGAAGAAAACAAGGAGGATATAAGTGAATGGAGAAAGAAATACTACAAAGAAAACAAGGAGAAGATAAGCGAAAGGATAAAGAAATGCCGAGAAGAGCACAAGGATAAAATTAGAGAATGCCAAAAGAAATACCGTGAAGAAAATAAGGAAAAGTTGAGTGAATGGAGAAAGAAATACCGTAAAGAAAATAAGGAGAGTATAAATGAGAAGGCAAATAAATACAATAAAAAAAGAAGGAAGACGGACGAAGGATATAGGATACTCGGATGTCTTCGAAGCCGATTACGCAACGCCCTCAAAGGAACAAATAAATCCGCATCCACCATGGAGTTGGTTGGGTGTTCCATCGAATTTCTGAGGGACTACCTCGATAATACCAAGGTGGAGGGTAAGGACTACTCGGATGCGCATGTCGACCACATTAAACCGTGTGCCTCCTTCGACCTGACAGACCCAGAACAGCAGAGGGAGTGCTTCCACTACACCAACCTCCAATACCTTCCAGCCAAGGAAAACATTTCAAAGGGCACACGATTGGAATATAATATTTAATACTAATAGTAAAGAATGCAAGAGCAACCTTGGTTCAAAAATCCTTTACACCTCGCCGCCCGCAATCGGATTCATGTTTTTTGGCCGCTGGCTAAGCAAGATCCCGTGGAGAGGCTTAACGCGGCCACCCGGTTTATCATCTATGCATTGTGTATATTATATCTGATAAACAGGGACGTCCGTGTGGTGTATCTCGGATTGACGGTCATCTTGGTCATGGCGACGATGTTCATAGTCGGGGGCGTAAAGCTAAAAGAAGGCATGCGCCCGGCGTCTTTCATGGACGAGGGTTCCCTTTACAGTCCTAACAACGACAGGTGCACTCAGCCCACGATTGACAATCCCATGGGTAACGTTTTGATGAATGAATACACCGATAACGCAAAACGTCCGGCAGCCTGCTATTACCCTACGGTGAAGGACAAGGTGAAGAGTCTGTTGAAGCAGAATGTTCCCACAGACCAGGCAGATATCTATTCCAGCCGGAATCAGTCGTTCCGTGCCTTTTACAGCACGCCCTCCACCACCATCCCCAACGATCAGGAGGCATTCGCTAGGGCAGCCTATGGTTCCGTGGTAGACAAGACCTGCCGAAACGATGACGGTTCGTGCTACCCCGATACGGGTTCCATGTTCGGACAGTCGCGCATGCCCGAGGGGGTTCACCTTCGGGGAACTTTCGGAAGTGGCGTCGCTTCCAGTTAAAATATTGAGTGATAGTAATATGAGCAAGGCGCTTAATACTTCTAACCATGTTCTTGACCCAGATGCTCTTCCCAGTGACTGTGCCACGAATTGGGTTCTCGCACCTCCGGAAGTCACCAACCTCAACTACGCAGGTTCCGGCAGGGCAAGCACGCCCATCTATGGAACCGCTCCTTATATGGGCGGAAAGGGTGCACCCGGTAATCTGATCATCGTGGAGGACATGCTGAGACCTCAGTCGACCTCTTATTTTAAGAAGGGTTACCAAGGTCGCCCCTACGACACGCTGTCAAACATGTCGTGCTCGGTTCCTCTTCGGACTCCAGACGCCAACCCCACGAGCACGCGCGCTGACACACAGAATGTGATGTTCTCAAGGAGATATAATTGAATAGATGTATAGAAAAGTCGAAATAAGACTTGTTCGAGGTGTAAATTGAATATACAATTCGAACATTTCTCTAATAAAAATCTCTTTAGATTGTAATATGGACCCTCTGAGTCTGGTGTCTTTACTAGGTATTGCAGTAGCTGGAAGACAACTTGCAAATGGGAGTGATCGTAAGGAAGGTTATGTGAACGAGCCCGTCCCCAACCGTGAAACCATGCCCTTTTTTGGAAGGAACATCAACACGCCTGGGGACAATCTCTCTGCCGTGACGAACAACTTTTCTGGAAATTTCAATCCCAATGAGCCCATGGGTGGGATCAGGAATCCCAAAAAGGAGATTGTGGCTTCCATGGGAGACTCGGCACCCAATGTGCAGTATCCCTTTGGTCAGCCCGTCTACAATCTGTACAACCGTCAGAATGTCAGTAGCCGCATGAACAATCTTTCTTCCGTGGAGAGGAGGTTCGTGGGTCCCGGTCTCGGCGTTCCCGCATCTGTTCCTGCCTATGGTGGCTACCAGCAGGAGTTCAGAATCATGCCCAACAATGTGGGTGCCTACCGCCTGACCACGCTTCCGGGTCGTTCGGGTCCCGCCAAGAACTTCGTGGATGCCGGTCAGAAGCGAATGGTCGTTACCCAAGACAGGGCTCCCAAGACCTACCAGCTTCTCGGGAAGGAGGGTGTGAGGCCCATGGAGAGGGGCAGGGCACAGGGACAGGGTGGTGCTCTCACGGGAGGGGCTGGAAGGGAGAATTACATTAAGACCATGCGCCCCACGGGTCGTTCGGAGATAGGTTATCGGGGTGACGGTCTCAGTTACGGAACTGCCAAGAGGGTGGTGAGTTTCCAGACTTCTCAGGAGAGGCCCACTCGCAATAAGGCGTCCCTTGTTCCTAGGGTAAATGATGTGGCTGCTCCCGGAATCAGTTCCTTTGGTGGCGCCTATGACCTTGTTCGGAAGGGGATCAGCCTTGACCCCACCGACAGAGGAAAGTCGGGTCGGGCTAATCCAGGGGGTCGCATGAACATTCCCACGGGTTCTATTGGTGGCGTGACCGCAAATCGTTCGAGCGCATCAACCGACCGCATGGGAGGTGCAGGCAATCAGAGCATAGGTCAGAACTACGAGGTGACTTGGGCACAGAACAACAACGCTTTCAAGGGGAATGCCAATCCTCTTGCGCAGGACCTCAATGTGGCCAAGAAGCAGCTCAGGGGCAATCCCTTCGCGAGATCCATCAATTGAAGACCTTGCATTCCTTTTCCCAGGGATATGACTCGCAGTATTCTTCGAGGGGATCCTTGGATTTGTTTATCATCTTTTGGTCGTGAAGGCGTGCCATGATTTCCTCATGTTCTTCCCACTCGTGAACATACTTTGTGGGATTTTCTATCATTTTTTTGGTGGGTCTGATGTTTCTAACCCTCTTTTTTAACATGTATACTCTCGTTGGCCTGAACGAGCAGGAGAAGTAATGCATTTTAAAAAAGAAAGTGCTTTTATTTTTAATAATGATGAAGGTGTCTATGGCTGTTTCCCCCATTCAGTATGAAGGCATCAAGGAGATTGAATTGGATTTGGATGTGAGCGTGGAGGGCAAGAGTGTAGATGTATTTGTGGATCGCTACTTTTATGAAATGGCGAGGGAGGACTGCTTGAGTTTCGTTTCAAGGATGTATCCAACCTACACCATCATTGTCAAGCATTCCTAGGTGGCACGAAGGCATCTTCCGTGTGCAGAACCGACTTCGCATACTTGTTCCCCATAATGGAGTGTTCAAACCACCAATCCCTGAAATTTGATTGTGAAAGTCTATAGCCGAAGGTGTTGTCGTTAATTAAATTAAACATTTTTTTAGTGTCCTTCTCGGTGTTGGGATCCATGAAGTTGTCAATAGCAACATAAGTATTTTTAAGCCAAAGAACATGCTCCTTGTTTTTTGGGTCAAAAGCTTCCATAATTAATTCTATTGTTTTTTTATCCTTTAAATTATAGAATAATGAGTTCATTCGGTGATGATGAATTTATC